CTATTACACAAGAAGAATTTAAAACAAACGCTACAACTGTAGATATTGAGCCTTACAAACGCCAGTACGATGTAAAAAAACACGAAATACTAACTAATAAGCACAAGTATCCCGACCAAGAAATACTCGTGCCAATCACCGACGAAGCTGGAAATCATCTATTAGATAGCCAAGGAAACAAAAGATTTACAAAACACTACCGTCCTAAAAACCGTGTGGCTTTACCCTATCAAAAGCGCATCGTAAAAATTGCTACAATGTTTCAAACCGCTATCCCTTACAAGTACACCGCTGAAGATAGTCCGTTATTTAATGCCTTTCAGTCAGTTATCAAGGCAAATAAAATGAACTTTTCAGATAGCAAAATATGTACAGAAGTAAAGCGTTATACTCAAGTAGCCGAGTTGTGGTATACTGAAGAAGAACAAAACGAGCAATATGGCGTGCCTTCTCAATTCCTTTTGCGACACAAAATCCTATCACCTGAAAAGTACACTCTATACCCACGCTTTGACGATAATAATAACCTCATATCCTTTGCCGTAGAAAGTACCACCAAAGAGGGTAAAACTGTATTCCAAGCCTTCACCGCTGAATTTATATACACTTTCACTACTGAAAACGGACAAACTACTACCGAAGTAATACCTAATATTATCGGCAAAATACCTATTGTGCTATACCAGCAAGAGGAAACAGAATGGAACTCCGTACAGCACCTCATAGAGATAGCCGAAGAACAACGTAGTAACTTCTCCGAAAGTAATAAGAAGTTTGGCGAACCTATTCTAATGATAGCAGGGCGTGTCGAAGGCAAAATGTCGGGTAATAATATGGGCGGTAAAGTATTCGAGGTCAAAGACGGAGGTAACGTGCAATTTGTTGTACCTCCCAATGCTAATGAGAATTTCGACAAAGAAATGACAATGAACCGTCGTGATATACACGAGTTTACCCATACCCCCGATCTATCCGATGAATTCTATGCGGGCAAGGGTAATATGCTTTCGGGAGTAGGGCGCAAACTCGCTTGGCTACCTGCTCACTTAAAGGTAAAAGACAACGAGGCTATATTTATTCCTGCATTACAAAGGCGTATCAATATCATTTTGGCTTTCCTTTCAAAGATGTATTTACCCTTTGAAAAGGAAATGAAAGATATAGATATTACCCCTATCATCACCCCATTCGATATTGATGATGATACCGAAATGATACGCACCCTTACAGAAGCCAATGGTGGCAAGCCTCTTATATCACAGCGTGAAGCAATGCAGCGTTTTGGTATCACCGACCCCGAAGCCCAATTACAGCAAATCAAAGACGAGGAAAATAGCAACCTCAATGAAGCAAGTATCTAATGAACTATGATGAGCAACATAGAAAGCACCTAATGGCATACCTACAACAGGTAGAACGATTGTTTTACCAGCTTGTAGGTACAGCCACCTTTATAGCCCTCAAAACCGATTATAAAGAACTCATCGCAAGTACATTATTTGCTTTTGCTTCCACCAAAAAAGGAAAAGCCTTTGATAAGGAATTAGCTAATTTCAGCAACCAATTAGACCAAATCATAAAGCAAGGCATTACCAAAGAATGGAATTTTGCCAATATCAAGCAAGATAAGCTACTAAGAGAAGGACTAACCAAATATAAAAACCTTGAAGCCCTCGAAACATTCAAAACGCGTAAGATTAAAGATTTTACCGTTTCCTACCGTGTATGGGACATTGCTAAAAAAGCACAAACAGAATTAGAACTCGCCTTATCTGTATCCTTAGAAGAGGGCAAAAGTGCCGCACAGCTAAGCCGTGAGGTACGAAACTTACTAAACAACCCCACCGCCCTATTCCGAAGGGTCAGAGACCAGTACGGCAACCTCGTACTAAGCAAGAACGCCCAAAACTATCACCCAGGGCAAGGAGTATACCGAAGTGCCTACAAAAACGCCTTGCGCCTTACCAGCAACGAAATCAATGTAGCCTATAAGTCCGCCGATTGGTTGCGCATACAGCAAAACCCCGATATTGTAGGCTTTGAGGTACGCCTATCACCACAGCACAAAGTCTATGATATGTGCGATGAGCTCAAAGGCAAATACCCCAAAACCTTCCACTTTCACGGCTGGCATGTAGGCTGCAAGTGCCATATCATCACCCTGCTAAAAACCGATGAAGAACTTATCAAAGAACTCAAAGCCGATGAAACCCTACCCCCTGAAAGTTCGTCTAATTATGTAGCCGAAGTACCCAACAACTACAAGCAATGGGTAGCTGACAACAAAGACCGCTTCAAGAATTGGAAAACAAAGCCCTATTTTATCGAGGCTAATGAAACATCAGCAGATAATACAAATAAGATACAAGAAAGACTAAAAGACTTTCAGCAGCTTTCAAAAAATCCAAACTATACAGATGTGAAATTTAATAAAGAAACAGGAGGTCTTAAAGCCTCACACCGATTACATAGTTTTGACCCTAACAAAGGACACTATGAAAAAGAAGCAAGAGACATTTTATTTAACAACGGACATAAGATTATTTTAGAAAAAGAACTTCCTGATAAAGGAGAAAAAGTTATTGACGGAATGAAGCATATTGATGGTTATCTTAACAATTCTCCTTGCGATATAAGTACTATATTAGGAAACGGAAAGAATACTATAAAAAAAGCATTACAACATTCAGAAATTAAAGAAGCTAAAACAGCTATATTATATTTTCCAAACGAAAACTCATATAGCAAAGAAAGAATGTCCAAAGGATTAGAAATGTTTAAAGCGTATAGTAACCATATTTTTGAAAATATAGTAATTATAGCTGATAATGAAGTGATTTTATATAAGTAAAAGGTTAGCTCAACCATAGCTAACCTTTTATTTAGAGCACGCCCTTCTATTTCAAAGTTCCACAGTGGGCGGGTTATAATAAGGTTGTCCCTACCCTCTGATTCTCTATTTCAATGCAAAGATACAACAATATTTCTAAATAACAACAAAAATATGAAAATAAATAACACCGACATACAAACCACCTACCAAACCCATTTGTTAGACACCAATTACAAGGACCTTCTTTGCTACCCCCCGCTTAAAAAACTACCCTCCAATGATTGGGCAGAGTACTATGGCAAAGAGTACGACACTACCACCCCCGTACTCGATACCCAGCAATACACCCTCACCTTCATCAGCAAGGCAACCCATTACGCCCCTTTCATCACCTTCCTAACAGCGCAAACCTACAACGATTTTCATTTTGAAGAGTTAGGCAAAACCTTTCGCTTGCGCTTCGTATCCGCTCAAAAAGCCAAAACCGAACAAGGCTACATCACTACCGATATTACCCTTGCCAATGACGCCCCCCTACAAGGCTACACCTACACCACCCCCAATGCCACGCTGCCACTTTCAGGCTTTACCATAGACGGTACAGACCTATCCAAATATGGCATTTATATACTCGAAGAAACCCAAAACACCCTCCTGCCCACCTACGAAGTAAAAGAGCACCTCACCACTGCCAGCAATACCTTGTCAGGCGTACAATACGCCCAGCACGCCAACGTTTTCAAAGAGCGCACCCTTACCCTGCATTGCTATATCAGTCAGCCGCTCGCTTCCTTTTGGAAGTTATACGAGGCACTGCTATACCAACTCACCCAGCAAGGCGAACGAGTGATAAAATACCCTACATTCCAACCGCAAAACGCTATCTACCAAAAAGCAAGCGTCAAGAACGCGCTGCTTATCGGCAATACCATTAAGGTAGAATTTACCCTTACCCTCACCCTTGTATAAAAATGTCAAATAATTGTCAAACCTCCTTGCTAATATCCTATCAATACTAACGTACCTTTGCCTCACTTGTAATTCAGAGTTATGCAAATCAATTTCAATACCACTCGCCTCGATATACTCCCCACTGATGAGAGTTACCGCTATCGCTCTATAATGGGCGAGCATACCCTCACCCTATACTTTTCATTACCCACTTATACCGACATTCCTACTGGTGCGTGGTGTGAGTTCCAAGGCGAACGTTATACACTCAATCAACCCGCCAAGGTAGTTAAACATAACACTCACCACTTTGAGTACACCCTTACCATGGACAGTGAGGGCGCAAATCTACGTAATTACAAGTTAAGAAACCCTAATGATAAAACCCTAAAATTTCCATTCACAGCCTCTCCTCGCTACCATATTCAGATATTGGTAGATTGCCTCAATATGATAGATAGCGGGTGGCAGGTAGGAACTACTATAGAAGCCTCCGAAAAACTCGTTTCTTACAATCACAACAACTGCCTTGAAGCCTTGGATATGATAGCCAAAGCCTTTGAAACCGAGTACGAAATCATAGGCAAAAGCATACATCTGCGAAAGGTAGAGTATTTTAAAAACAATCCACTACCCCTCCAATACGGCAAAGGCAAAGGCTTCAAAACAGGCGTAAGTCGCACCACTGAACAAAGTCGCATCACACGCCTCTATGTACAAGGAGGCGAACGCAATATCGACCGCTCTAAGTACGGCAATAAAGAACTATTACTGCCAAAATCACAAGAGTACACATATGAAGGCATAACCTTCG